TCTTCCTCTGTTGTTCCGTTATCCCAATTCTCAATAGTCATCTGTGTGCCCTCTTGCTCAAATTTGTGTCCGCAAGCAGGGCATTGCGTTGCCTTTGGTAGAGCCTTAAGTTTAGGTTCAAACAAAACCTGCCCACAGGCAGGACAATTGCTTTCTTCTAACCTACCATCCTCTTGTAAAAGAGCATATACAATACCGTTTATCCTCGCCATATCGTTAGACATAGCGTTAATTAATTGGTTTAATACCTGCTGTATCTCATTCACTTGCTGTCCTAATTGTTTAGTGGTTAATTTACCACTTGCCTTCCTACTTCTCGTCATGTTTTGTCTCACCTTCTATCCGAATATAAATATTACACCCAAACAAGTCCGCCCAAACCTTGTTGCGCGTTGAGTAGCGGTTGCATACTCCACTTCATTAGGTCATAATAAGGTTGAATCTTATTCAATACGAATCGCTCACACATAATATCGTATCCTACATTTACTATACCGTCTATATCAGAGGGGTCATCGAAAGCAATATACTTACCGGCTTCGTCTATTGTTACTTTGAAGAATGAGCCTGCTGTATATCCCTTACCTAAATGCTCATTAGCCCACGCCGCCGCCGCCGCGTTGCCGGACAAAACCTTGTATTCGCCAAGCCTCTTATCTAATTTACCCTTCATAGAAATATCTTCAATAGCAATATCTTTCTTGACTATACTATCTATAATGGGTATAATAGTATTATTAACTTCTTCCTCAGACTTATTAGTTAGTATCATGTCTATTGTCTTACCCATTACTTCTTTCATAATTGGGGGCATACGAGACTGCTTTAACTCTATACCCTTTATGTAAAGGGTAGGCTCATGGTTCTCACCATCAGTCCAAGACACATTGCCTGCGTATCTATTCTTAGCCATAAGAATCATGCTACTACACCACTTCTCAAATTCTACTTCTATCGGCTTCATTTGCTTGTTGAGAGAGGCCATCAATTGCATTCCCTCTATCGGACTGCCTATTTCACAAAACACGCTGTCTGTGTGCCCGTATAGCACCTTACAGCCTGCTTCCTCAGCCAAGTCCTTGAGCCTACCTAAAGTGGAACGGGAAGTATAGGTTATAGCGGAAGCAATATCGGGGTGGTAAAGACCATACTTAGAATCTCCCGCCACACCATACATAGAAGCAACAAGAGTCTTGGCCGCAAATTGCATTGTGTCCCACTTCGCCTTTGCCTCTCCATCACTTAGGAACATCTTAGTCTTAAACACATCACGAAGGTTAGTCATCTTATCCATTTGGCGTATGAGTAGCCCCTTTTTGTCCTGTGTAAAACAAGTGCCGTTACCACAGTCCTTGCCGTCTTCATCTAAGGTGTCCCAAGAAATATTATGTAGAGAAGCGTTGCTATGATACATTGCTTTAATGTCTAAAATACCTACATTATTGTAAAGCCCTGCCTCTACTTGCATAATATCAGCGCCCTCGTATGCTTGGTATTCAAATTGTGGCTTCGTAGGAATACGAAGTCTATTGTCCTTATCCATAAGAACA